TGACGGCGTGATCGTCGTCAACCCCGGCGGCGAGGTGAAGGCCGACGATCAGAGTTTTGATTTTGCAGGCTGGGAAAAACTCCTGGCACAGGACAAGACCGAGATCGAGAATTTCGGTCCCAACCCTGCAATTCTTGGCCAGGGTGTAGAAAGGCAATCCGGGCGCGCAATCCAGTTATTGCAGCAAGCCGGGATAGCGGAACTTGGACCATACATTTCAGCATATCGAGGCTGGAAAATCCGGGTATATCGCGCCGTCTGGAATGCCATTCAGCGGCACTGGACGGCTGAACGCTTTATCCGGGTTACCGACGACGATAACATCGCGCAGCACATCAAGATAAACGGATTGGGGTTTGATCCCGAGACGGGCTTGCCGACGATTGTCAATGCTATTGGCTCACTCGATGTTGACATCATCATCGATGAGGGGCCGGACACGATCAACATGGCTGCCGATACCTATGATGCGCTTCTCGCTCTTGCCCAGTCGGGCGCGCAAGTGCCGCCGGCGGTTCTGATCGAACTATCGCCAGGGATCGACGGCAAGACCAAGAAGCGCGTTCTGGACATGATCCAGCAATCGCAACAGCCCGGCCCGGCGCAGCAGCTTGAACTGGCGACCGGTCAGGCAAAACTTCGCGAGACCAACGCAAACGCCAACCTGAAGGAAGCCCAGACGGTCAAGGCGCTTGCCGAAGCTTCCCGGCCATCTGATGTGCCTCAGTCTCCGTCCATTCAGCCAGCGCCATACGAGCCTCCCGCGCATCTTCAGGATGCGGAGGTGATTGCCAATATAAATAAAACGAATGCGAGCGCCGAACAAAGCCGCGCCGCCGCATTCAAGACACTCCGCGAAGCCGAGCTTGCCCCAGCCAGGTTGCAGCAAGAAGCTTCCGACCGGGATGCAGACCGCAGGATGCGGTCGCAGATGAATCGTCCGCCCGCACGATAAAGGGCACTCGTCATCGGTCACGTCACGACCGACGCCACGCCCGGCGCATGGGGTGAGATCGTACACGCACGAAACGCGAAAGGACGTAGTGGCTTATGGCCGACGACGACAAGGAACTGTTTGAATCTGCACTGACCACAGAGCCGGAAAATGAAGCGCAACCAGAACCGGAAGCGCAGGAACATCCGGACAATCTCCCCCGCGACGAGCACGGGAGGTTTGCTCCGAAACAGAAGGCAGCCGAGCAACCGGAGGCGCAAGCCCAGCCGGATGCGACGCCGCCCGAAGTCAAGGAACAGCGCCAATCCGAAGGCATCCCACCGTGGAGGCTAAAGGAGGAAGCGGACGCGAGGCGGGCCGCTGAAGAGCGTGCACGCCAGTATGAGCGAGACATGGCGGACCTCCGCCGGCAGATTGCTCAACAGCAGCAGAACAAGCAGTCGGAGAAAATCCCCGATATATTCGAGGATGCCAACGGCTTTGTCGATCACAACGTCAGAACCGCAATCGACCCCGTAAAGAGCGAAATCAGCAGACTGCGTGAATTTTATTCACAGCAGAACGCAGTTCGCGAGTTCGGGGCGGAGAAGGTCAAGGCCGCCTACGACGCAATCGACCAGGCGTTAATGTCACATGATCCCGAGGCACATGCTGTTTTACAGCGCGCGCGGGAATCAATGGACCCGTTTGGCGATATTGTCCGGTGGCACCAGAAAACGACCGTCTTCAATCAGATCGGTGCTGACCCGAATGCGTGGTTTGAGAAGCAGCTTGAGGACCGGCTTAAAGACCCGGCACATCAGGCCAAGCTGATTGAGCGCATTCGCGGCAACGTGCAGCCAGCACAACGTCCTGTAACGCAGCTGCCCCCATCGCTGAACAAACAAACGGCCGCCGCTGTCAGTGATGACGACGGCGACGACAACAGCGACGCGGGCCTCCTGAAATCCGCTTTGCGCCGATAGACGACCGCATTCAGCAGAATTTGCAGCCCGCCCGGTGAGGCGGGTTTTTTGTTGACCGGTTGCGGCGCGACGAAAGGACGCCATCATGGCTCTTACGACCCCGCAAACGAACAACAAACTCGTCCAGTACCGCAAGGAACTGGTTCGCGAGTTTGTCCGCGAAAACATGTTCTCGCCCTATATGGGCGATTCCCCGAACTCGATCATTCGCACCCTTCACGATCCCAAGAAGGGCGGCGAGCAGGTCAACATCCCCCTCGTTCGTGCCCTGTCGGGCGCGGCGAAATCCACCGGCACCCTTACCGATCAGGAAGAGGCCATCTCCAACTACGGCATGCGCGTCTGGGTTGACTGGGCACGCCATTCCGTTGCGACCAACGACGCCGAAGAGCAGAAGGATTCTGCGGATATTTTCGGTGAGGCCAAGCCGATGTTGTCTGACTGGGGCAAGGAACTCCAGCGCGATGAGATCATTCAGGCGTTCATGGCTCTGCCGTCCGAGTCGGCTCCGTCCGGCCTCGGTTCGTCTGCCGGCCAGCGCGTGAACGGTGAGCTGTACGCGGACGCAACCGCTACGGGCCTGAACGCTTGGGCCGCAGCCAACTCCGACCGCATCCTTTACGGCAATGCGATCAGCAACTACTCCGGCACGCACGTCACCGATCTTGGCAAGATCGACGTGACGAACGACAAGTTCACCTCCTCCTCGGTGAGCCTGCTCAAGCGTGTTGCCAAGCTGGCGCAGCCGCGTATTCGTCCGTTCAAGACCAAGGACGGCTACGACTACTTCGTGGCGTTTACCGGCACGACCGCGTTCCGCGACCTCAAGACCTCGCTGGGCACGGCACACCAGAATGCGCGCCCCCGTTCGATCGACAACATCATCTTCCAGGACGGTGATCTGAACTGGGACGGCGTGATTATCCGTGAGGTGCCGGAAATCGACAACTTCGTCGATGATATCTGGACCTCTGGCATCGTCGGAAATCTGAAGACCGGCGGCGACGGCTCGTCCCGCATCTCGCCGGTGTTCTTCTGCGGCCAGAACGCGCTTGCAATGCCGTGGGCGAAGATGCCGACGCCGACGTTCCGCGACTCTACGGACTATCAGTTCGTCAAGGGTGCGGGCGTGAAGATGTGCTACGGCGTTGCCAAGACCTTCTTCAAGGTCTCGTCCAGCCTGAAGCAGTGGGGCGTGGTCACGGGGTTCTTCTCCTCTGCGGCCGACGCGTAAGGGAGGGTGACATGACTCTTCCCAAACGCACTTATCCGGTGCTTGCAGACTTCGGAACCCTGAACCAGCCCGCCTCGGGCCGGATTGAGGTTACCGATGTCAAGTACGACCGCATGAGTGGTGTGTGCCGCATGGACTTCACGTTCAAGCGTGCACGCATCAGCGTCACCGATGCGGCCGGCTCCGGCTCCTACGGCGCCTATAAGTTCTTTGACTTCAGCGAGCAGGCGATTGCCTTCCTCGGCTCACGTCAGGACTATACGTCGTATGTTAGTGACGGCACGGGCGTTCCCAACGACACCGCGTTCGTCATAGCGATTGGCACCGTAGCGGTTTCCTCCGCTGCGGACGGGGCGCTGACTGGCACCAGCGTCAATGTCGGTTCTGCGGTGTCGCAGACGCTCTCCAGCGGCACCACGACCGGCACGGCTGTTACCAACGGTTCCGTGATCAACGGCACCGCGACGGCTTGCGATCTTGTCCTGAACTTCTCGGGCTCGGCCGCGACCGTGGATGGAAACGGCTGGCTGGATGTGAATGGCACGCTCTCGGTGTCGTTCATGTTCATGGGCGACGACTAAGCGATCGGGCGGGCAGCTTCGGCTGCCCGCCTTTTTTGGTTTGAGGTATTGATGAAATCGCTCGCGATCTGCGTCATCTCGAACCGCGATCATGTTCCGGATTTCACGCGTTGCCTTGCGCATCTGGTTGCCTACTGCGCGGCCAAGCCGACATTTGATAACATCGATCTGAAGATTGCCAAGAATTGCTCGCTACTGTCAGTCGCCCGGCAAGGCATGATCGATGAGTGTCTCTCCGAAAAGCATTCGCACATGCTGATGCTGGACGACGATATGGTGTTTCCGCCCGATCTGGCCCATCGGCTATACGCCAAGGGCAAGCGTTGCATCGGCGTCAATTCTCTCCGCAAAAACCCGGACTATCTGCATTACACGGCTAAGGGTCTAAACGGGGAATGGATTGAATCGAAGGGCAAGGACGGGCTGCAACAGGTCGCGGCAGTCGGGCTGGCTCTGTTTCTTCTCGACATGGATGCAATCCGCAAAATCCCCAAGCCTCATTTCGAGGTCCGGTGGAATGAAGAGAAGCAAATCTACTCCGGCGAGGATATGTACTTCTGCCGCAAGCTGAATGAGGCTGGCGAGAAAATCTTCATCGACCACGAAGTCTCAAATATGTGCGGCCATGTCGGGTCGCTGGTTTACACGTTTGACTTCTACGACAGGTTCGCGACATGCCAAAAAACTCAAACGAATTAAAAACGGAGGCGTTGTCGATCCTCACGGGGATGGACCCTAACCAGGAGCCGGAAGTCGAGGAACTGACGGCGGTCGGAAACTACCTCGATCCGCTGATTGAGCAGCTGGCGGCCGATGGCGTCTGCGTCGTGCAGGACATCGAGGAAATCCCCGATAGCTGGTTCCTTCCCCTCGCCCGTCTGCTGGCGAATGTCGCTGGCCCCCGCTTTGGCTCCCCGATGAACGAGGACGCGAAGCAGATCGACGAGCGGGCCTTGCGCCGCCTCACAGCCGCGCCACCGACTTACGAGACGCTCAGGGTTGAGTATTTCTGATGGTGGCTATTCCCCTCCCCCTTTCGTCCTTTCCCGGCGCATCGCCCTCGGAAGGCGCGGGGCGGCTCATCAACGTATTCGCTGAGGCGCTGGGAGAGAACGCACGGGCGCGCGCCGTGATCCATCGCGTGCCGGGCCTTGCCGGCTGGGGCACCTCCGATGAGGAGACATTCCGCGGCTCGCTGATCCTCGGGGCCAATATCTATGCGGCCTATGCCGGCACTGTGGTGAAATACCCGGCGTCCGGTGGCACAGCGACTGCTGTTGACGATCTCGACGGCACCGACAAGGTTTACTTTCTCCGCAACAACAGACGCCCTATCCCGGACGTGCTAATCATCTGCGCGGCCGGCGTATTTACGCTGTCCAATGACGAGATAGACGATCTGGCCGACCCTGACCTGCCGACAATTACGGCCGGGGTCTTCCTTGACGGGTATTTCTTCGGCACGTCGCAGGACGGCCGTTGTTTTGCATCCGGCCTCAACGCCACGACATTCGGGTCTAATGATTTTATCACCGCTGAGGCCAAGGCGGACACGCTGCACCGGCCCGTAGCATGGAACGGAAATCTGTTCCTGTGCAGTTCAGGCTCGATCGAGGTTTGGGACGGCGACACCCCGAACGAGACGGGGTTCCCGTTCAACCGTGCAGCGGTCATCCAGCGCGGCATTATCGGGCCTCACGCCATTGCCGGCTTCGAGGATGGTTTTGGCAAGGCGCTGATATTCGTCGGTGACGACAACGCGGTGCATATCCTTAACGGATATACGCCGGAGAAGATTTCCCCGCCCGATCTCGACCGGCGCATCGAGCGCGTGACGGACAAATCGAAGCTGGAAGCCGGCGTCTATATTGCCGGCGGTCATCCGAAATGGGTGCTGTCCTGCGAGGAATGGACCTGGGAATTTGACATCAACACGCAGAAGTGGAACGAGCGGGCGAGTTATGGCGCGACCCGCTGGCGCGGCACCCAGCCCTTTAACGCATTCGGCAAATGGCTCTGCGGCGATCTGAACAGCGGCAATATCGTTGAGATTTCCTCTGCGGCGCAGACCGAGGTTGGCGCGCCGCTGGTCTGCGAGGTCTGGTCGGCTCCGGTTCACAAGTTTCCGCAACGCCTTCGTGTCGCGCGGGCCGACTTCGACTTCTCTACTGGCATCGGTGACGCGGAAGGAATTGACCCGAACGAAACCGCGCCGCGTGTGGAAATCAGCTACAGCGATGACGGTGGAAATACGTTCTCCCTGCCTCGCCTGAGAAATCGCGGCAGGCAGGGGCGGTTTCTTGAGCGCGTGACCGTGTTCCTGCAAGGCCAGACCGGCGCGCAGGGCCGCGTCTACAAGATCAGGATGAGCGACCCCCGCCCCTTCGGCTTGATGGCCGGCGATATGTCAGCCGAGGCGAAGGTGGCATGAGGCTTCCAAACCAGGATGTTCGCGCAGTCGACTCGGCTGGACGCGCGAGCGAGACGGATTTCAAGTTTAAGAAGTCCATCCAGCGTTTCATGTGGCAGGCCCAAAAGCTGGTTGAGACGGCAAGTGTTATTGCCGGCAAGGTGCTTGTCGGAAGCCCGACCGGCGGCGACAAGGGCGACGGCACCATAAACGCGGAAGAACTGTACGACGACGGCGAACGGGCGCTTACCGAGCGCGCGCGCCAGACGATCAAGGCCGGCTTTGACAACGACCGCTATCCGCTTGGGACACTATCAAGCGGCACACATACGATCGACCCGCAGAACGGCCAGCATCAAGGCGCAACGTTCAACGGGTCTTTCACGCTCAGCCCGGCCAGCGTGACCAAGGATTCGACCGTTGTGCTGCACGTCACCAACGGAGCGTCTGCTGGCACCGTAACGTTCACTGGCTGGGGTAAGAAATATCCAAGCCAGAGCCTGACGACGACGAACGGACACAAGTTCACGATCATCATGTATTTCTTCGGCTCGGACGGCGCCGACTACGCCATCTTCGCGCGGCAATGACGCTCAACATCGTCCCGATGGTAGCGGCAAGCCCCATCGAAGTTGCTTATGCCGATGCGTTTCACGCCGTAGATATCAACGGACAGTCAACTTGGTCTTTCGGAGGACGTAACTTCGGCACGGCGTTGCCAGGCCGGCAGATGGTTCTTTTTGTCTGGGGCGGGAACTGGACGGTATCTGCCGTCACCATCGGCGGCGTGGCTGCAACGCAAGTCTGGTCGAGTGGGAATTACAGCGTATGGATGGCACCGGAAGCGGCCTCAACGAGCGGCACGGTAGCGATAACGACCACTACAACGTCGTTCTATCTCTACGCCGTCCTGCATGCGGTGTACGGCCTCTCAGCGCAGACAATTACACCGGCGCCAGTGATACCGGTTAGCGGAAATCCGGCCACGACTTCGATTGATGTCCCGTGGGGCTCTGCTGCTTTTGCAATCGGGTATCGGCCCGCCGTCGCGTCAGCCACATGGACCGGCTTAACCGAAGGAGCCGACGCGGTTCTAACGGTTAACATCACGTCGAACCATACATACAGCAGCGGCTGCTTAAACTTTCCTGACGGCGCTTCCGGCCACGCGGTCAGCGTGAACATGGGCGGAAGCTGCTCGTTGTATCCGTTCATCCTCTCTCATTGAGGTAGACAATGGGCCTCTTCGACATTTTCACCGGCGATTCGGCGAAGAAGGCCGCCGCCGAAAACTCCGCGCGTCTCGGCGCGCTCAAGACCGAGGGCATGGGCTATTACGACACCGGCATGTCTGGCGGCCTTGCGTCGCTCGATGCAGCCCGCGCCGCCTATGATCCGTTGGCGCAGAAATACGGACATGGCACAGACCTCTATCTCGATAGCCTCGGTGTGAACGGCACTGAGGGCAACCAGCGCGCTGTATCTGCTTTCCAGACGAATCCCGGCTACGACTTCATGGTCAACCAGTCGCTTGACGCGCTGGACCGCCGGGCTGCCTCGCGCGGGATGCTGGCGAGCGGTAACAATACGATCGACACGCTCGGCACGGTCACGGGGCTGGCGAACCAGCAATATTCCAACTGGCAGAACAACCTTGCCGGCCTCATCAATCCTGAGATGGCCGCAACGTCTGGCGTTGCCGGCGTCGAGACTGGCCGTGCCGGCCTGTACGGGCAGGACGCGCAGAACCGCGTCAACCTGGCGAGCGGCGTCACGGCCGGACAGAACAACCAGACGACGCAGGCCGCGAACGCGGAGCTTCAGGGTAGCGGCAACCTGTGGGGCCTCGGGCTCAACCTTGCCAAGCTCGGCACCGGCTTCCTTGGCGGCACGGCCGGGCGGATGGCGTGAGGTGACACATGGCTGAACTGACTGTCCCTCGCGTCGATTTCTCGTCGCTTGGCGATCTGCCGGATGTGTACCGCAATGCGCGAACACAGGCGACGCGCGAAATGACGCTGGCGAACCTCGCTCAAGGCGGCAACGTCAACTATGAGCAGGCGGCGGCCTCCCTTTTGCGTGGCGGCGACCTTGCTGGGGGAATGCAATTAGCTCAGCTAGGCAAGGCTCTACGGCCCGAGCAGACGAAAGAAATCCGAAACTACCTGTTCGGACAACAGAATCCAGGGTTTGCTGATTACCAGCGCAAGGTTGGATCAGATGGGTACGGGCTGAACCCGATATACGGCACTGATACGCAAGGAAATCCGGTGCTGTTGCAGGTTGGTAAGGATGGGCGCGCCGTCCAGACGCAAATCCCGCAAGGTGTGTCAATTTCCACGGGCATCGAAAAGCTTGATCTTGGCGACCGATGGGGGTTGCGCGACAAGCGGTCCGGTCAAGTCGTCGGCTATGAACCGAAGAACCTTGCGCGCGCGGCGGCAGATAAGGTCGTTGGTGAGGCGTCCGGCAAGGCAGAGGTCGCGCTTCCGCAGGTCATCGCCAAAACCGACAATATGGTTAGGACGATCGACGGCATCCTAAACGATCCCGGCCTTGAAAAGGCGACGGGTATGCTTTCGCTCATGCAGAGGGTGCCGAACACAGACGCATATCGCTTCGGCACCCGCGTGCGCCAGTTGCAGGGGCAGGCGTTCTTGCAAGCCTTTGAGAGCCTGAAAGGCGGTGGCCAGATCACGGAGATTGAGGGACAGAAGGCGACCGACGCCATTGGTCGTCTTGATTCCGCGCAAAGGCCCGAGGACTACCGCAACGCCATGAACGAATTGCGGGAGATTATCCTGCTGGCGAGGGAGCGTGCCAAGCAGGGAATTACCGTGAGGTCGAACGTTACGGGCCAGCGTTCGGGTCCGGTGCCGTCCACAAATCGGGTTTGGGGCGACGCGGAAGCGGAGAGCGCCGGCCTGTATGAGCCGCGCCCTTCCGGCAATCGGCTCCGGTTTAATCCTTCGACGGGCAATCTCGAATGATCGAAGTTGAGGTTGGCGACACCATCGTGGAGTTCCCTGATGGGACATCACGAGAAGTGATGCAGGATGCTTTGCGTCGCAAGTTCATGGCGGACGCCAAGGACAAGCTCGCGGAGGGCCTGCGGGATGGCCGCACCAATCAGGGCGAGGTTTATCGCGCTGCTGCCTTTCGCAGCAATGAGGGCGTCCCGCCGGCTACTGCGACCGATGCCGCGGTGAGTGGCGTCACGGCCGGATTGAGCGATGAGGCCGCCGCCGCAGCTACAGCCCCGATTGACATGATTCAGCGCGGCGAAAGCTTCGATGAGGCCTACCAGCACAATCTGGCAGCCAATAGGGACCGACTTGCAAAGTACCGCGAAGCAAACCCGGTTACGTCCGCGCTGGCGGAAGGCGCAGGAGCCGCCGCTTCTCCCGTCAATAAAATTCCGGGTGCAATCAGGCAGGCGGCCGCCTATGGCGGGCTTTATGGGTTTGGCTCCAGCGAAGGCGATCTAACGGATCGTGCCGTCGGTGCGGCTAAGGGTGCCGGGTTAGGCGGTGCCATAGGTGCCGGCCTATCTGGAGCCATAAAGGTAGGTGGATCGGTTGCCGCACCAATTGTTCGCAATATCCGAGCCGCAGTAAATCCAGACCGGCAAGCCGCTGCTGTTATCCAGCGCGATCTTGCCAGAGACGGCATCACGCCCGCGGCCGCTCGGGCAGAATTGGAGGCCGCGCAGCAAGTCGGGGCGCCCATGACGTTGGGCGATATTGGTGGTCGCAACATGATGCGGCTCGGCAGGGCCGTATCGACCAGCAAGGGGGCCGGCTCCGAAAAATACAATGCCTTTCTGGAAGCTCGCCGTCTTGACGCTCCAGAGCGGGTTATGGAGAACGTGAAATCGGCGCTTGGCGATGCGGATGCATTCTATCCGACGCTTGACAGGGTTGTTGCTCGCCGCAAGGAAGTCGCCGCACCACTATATGAGGCTGCCTATGCGAAGGCGGCACCGGATACGCCGGTTATACGGTCGGTCTTGCAAACCCCGGCCGGGCAAACTGCAATCAGAAATGCACAGAAGCTGTCGGCCAATGAAGGCGTTGAGTTTGCGGCCGATGTGCGCGGGCTTGATCTCATCAAGCGAAGCTTTGATGACATGATCGAGACTGCGAGCCGGGATGGGAAGAACAACGAAGTTCGCATCCTGGTTGGGATGAGGGATCGTCTTGTCCGTGAAGTGGATCGTGCAGTGCCGGAATATCGCGCCGCGCGGGAGGCATTCTCATCCGAGGCGCAGTTGCAGAATGCGCTTGAAAGAGGGCGGGAATTGCTGCGACCGGGTAACGCCCCTGAACTAGTGGTGCGCGAGCTGAAGGCAATGACGCCGGCCGAACGTGAGGTTGCGCGCCTTGGCATGGCCCGTCAGCTCAGGGACACATTCGATGATCCATCCATGACGGCCTCGAAGCTGTCCAAGATGATTTACGGCAATAGAACCTCGAAGATCATCGAAAGCATTTTCCCGAGCGCCGATGCGGCAAAGAAGTTCAAGGCCGACATGATGCGGGAATATCTCATGCTGAAGCGCGGACAGCAGATTCAGGGCGGCTCCAACACTGTCGATAAGGCCGTTGAGGCGAATGACGTTGGGTTGGTGCAGGATTTGGTTGGCGCGGCCCGCGGGAGCATTGGCGGTGCCATTTCTGCGGCTCAGAATATTGGCAGGCGTGTGGCAGGCGGCATAAACGAAAAAACGACTGACCGTCTTGCGGATATTCTCTCGTCAACGGAGCCTGCCAAGCAGGCCGCTATTCTGGATCAGATCGAG